CAATTTCCTGAAATAAACCATAACCTCCCATTACATCAATAACTTTAGGTTTAGTCAAATCTACATCAAGATTAGAACTAATGTCTAAAGTATCTGTAAGGAATGTATCAAGTTTACGTTCTGTCATACGTGTATATGACATAATATGAGTATCAGGAATTTGCTTGATAATACCATGTCCAGAAGGAATTGGTTTACCAGAATCCAAATCTACATTTTGAGTAAATCCATTATCATCTTCATTCATACGAGAAAGAAGAATATCATTTTCTTTCTTAGCGTTCCATGAAAGTTCTTTTAGATACTTCTCCCAATCGTAATACATATTAAAGCTTTTACCATCTGCTTTGATAGTAAAGTTCAATACTTTCTTTGCGGCATTACCTGCTACGTTAATAGATTCACGAATTAAAGAAAGTTTATTCTTAACACGACTAGGGCCATATCCTCTACTTTCAGTTCCTCGTGAATGTTCTAGTGAAACTTTAACAACACCTTCTGCCCAAATTGAATTTGCACGAAGATATTCAGCACGAATAAAATCAGTAGATTTACCAAATACTTGGCATTGGAATTTCCAACCATTACCTTCTTTTACACCATTATCTTTAATCTGCATTTGAGCATTACCCATAATACCACCAGCAGTAACTACTTGTCCTTTATAAAAATGTCTATCTTTATAAATAACATAAAAAGGCTGATAATTAAGCCCTACGGTTGCAGTACCATATTGAATAGTTCTTGCAACTACAGATACTTTTTTTGGTTTTCCAAAAATCATATTGTAAACCATCCCATCATAAGATGTAACTCCTCTTTTACGACCCCTTCCTTGTGTCTCCATCAGGATAGGAAAGTTCTTAACTCCAAAGTTAGCATCACTTCCAAAAGCATATACTGCTTGACTATTAATATAGCTAGCCATAGCAGGGTCTATACCAGAAGATTGGCGAATAGAATCTAGGCTTGCCATACCTACATACTGATTCTCATTATAAATTCCTTGACTAAGAACAAGGTCTTGACTAAAAGGATACATATTATATTGTTAGTTTATTATTTATGTTCCGAAAACGATACTTTTTAATTCTCCTAAACTTGATATTACATCTCCTTTTGAAGCTGTTCCTGTTTTACCAAGTAATTGATGAACAGGTTTGTTCATTCCACTAGGCTTGGCATTAACAGGTTTATATTCAATAGGTAGATTATTAGCAAGGCAATATGCAAAATAATTTAATAAAGTATGCTGACTTCCATTAAACTTATCTACAATTCCTTGTAATGGTATTTCCCCATTAGAGGGAGTAGTTAATTTCTGTACTTCACTAAGAATTTTACTGTCTAATCTAACACCATTAAAATTATTAGTTTTAAAAGCATTTTCTACTTCTCTTTGAAATGCAAGTTGTTGTTCATAAGCTGCTTTATTTTCTTCTAAGATTCTATTCTTTTCAGCATCAATTTCAGCTTGTCTTTGACTAGATACCGCATTAATTCCTTTTTTAACGAAATCAAGAAGAGTACCATTATCTTTTCTTTTTTCAATCAAAGCATCTGCATCATCTTCATCAATATCTTGAATAGCAGTATATAACCACTTAGCTAGCTTTTCATGTTCTTCTACTTTATCATCTTCTATTACAATAGAAGCATATTCATTTTCAAGGCTCTTAATATATCTAAAAGAATTAATATCTCCACCTTGTTCGATATGTTCCTTTAGTTCTATAATATCTTGATTTTCAAATCCTTTGTATTGACTTTGAATTTGATTGACCTTATAATTTGCAAGTTCTAAAATAGCATCTACTCCTTGTTGAGTAGGTTTAAAATCTGCAATTTCTAGTCTCGAAGCTACATAATTAATTAATGCCTCTTCTGAATCAATAACATCCTCTTGTTGAGGAGGTTCTGGTGGTGTAACAATAGCATTAACCACTGGTTGAACAACAGGAGGTTCTTCTATCACATTTTCTAAAACAGGATTATTAGTCACCTGTTCTACAATAGGTTGTGTAGAAATATCTTCTGTTTTCGTTAATTTGGCTAATTCTTCAAATACATTATCCATATATCAAATATTTAAGTTTATTACTTATTTTCCAAATTTCTATAATACTATTTATCAATTATTTTTTTAGCTTAATTTTCAACTTTGTTTTTTAGCAGGTTTGTTTTCTTTAGCTACTGCTAATTGTCTGTCTGCTACATATTTTTTCGTTTCATTATTTTGTGTAGCAATATCTTTCTTTGTTTTAATATCTTGCATTTTAATTTGATTCTCATTAATTCCTGCCATTAAATCAAGTCTCATTTTCTCAAAATCAATAGTACCATCATTTCCAGTACTAGCTTGAGCAACTGATATGATTTTATTAATAGCTATTTCTGCATTTACATCTATTTTATACTTTTCTAATGCTCTATCAGCATTTCTTTGTTCAGATTCCATTTGAGCAATTTGCATACTAGTCTCTCTATCAGCTTGTGCTTGTTGTTGCTCTTGTTGTCTAAAAGCATTTTCAGCAAGTTCTACATCTCTAATAACACTTGCGTAATTATTAGATTGAGAAATCATTTTCATAAAAGTACTATGTTGCATACCATTCTGTAAAAATTGATTGGCTTGATTTTTAAGAATGTCTAATACTTCTTTTGTTTTATTACTATTCTTTACAAATATACCATGATTAATAATACTATAATTTTCAGGAACTTGTAATTTAACTACATCTGAATTACTTCTTATATATGTTAAATTCTTTCCTGTTCTATAAGCATATTTACTTAAATCTAATAATCTTTGTAAATCACTCTGTTGATATTGTTCAAATTCATCGTAATATAAATCTATAATGGCAGTTGATTGTTGTAAACCTTGATTTACAGCCGTAGCACTATCTTTAGCACTAATATCACCACTTACAAATCTATTAAAACCAAAGAAATCTTCTGCTTCTGCTTTAATGCTCTTTCCATATTCTATAAGAAATCCAATATAATTACCTAAACTCAAATCAATTTGTTTAAGCATCTGTACTGCAATAGCTGCTTCTGGTGCAGAATCATCTAAAAATAAAAGTTGAGTAGTATCAGCAAAATATAATGTTTCAGCAATAGGATGATTCTTACCCTTTTTCTGTTCTTCCATCATTATTTTTATATCTTCTTCTTCATTTTCTCCCCATTTATGTTCTATTCTATCTTTACTACTAGTACCTGCACTAGAACCTCTAAGTAAACTTAATGGTATAGTAGCAAGTTTATCTTTATTTTTATTAATAGTGTATTGAGTTTTAAATTTAATTACATCATAAGCTTCTTGATATTGATATATCTTTTCTGGTATAGCTAATTGCTGTACCATATCATTCATAAATGTAATTCCTGTATAATTCTTTTTAGCTTTAAAAGGATTATTAGTATCATATCTAGGGAACTCTACACAATCTCCTCCTATATGATATTTATTTGCTATTGTATATCCTTCTCTAATCTCTTCTTTCCATTCACTATATACAATATCATCTCCTATATAATCCTCATCTACTTCTATAAATCCATCTTCCCCATTAGGGATAAAGTGTACAAGTCTAAAAGAAGTCCATTGAGTATGTACTACATCAATATATGTAGAAGTTGTATTTTTATTACTCGCTCTTCCATACATATTATACATATAATCAGTTACTCTATCTGTAGGAAATTCAGATGCTCTTTTAGCTGTACTAGTTCTACCATAACTTTCAAGATATTCAAAAAAATCAGGATATTCACTTAAATCTTGTCCTTGAAATACATCTACTATTTCCTCAAACGTAAATGCAAATTTAGCTCTGACTACTTCATAATCTTCTGTAAATTTAACATTATTACTTCCATACTTATCCAACATCATTGGATGAACTGTATATCGAATAACATCATCATATCTTACGTCAGCATAAGATTCACATCTATTACTACAAAGGAAATGATAAAATTCCATTGCATATTTAGAATGTAAATTATCCTTATCTAATATGTAATCTAATATATTTTGTCCTGATATAGTTTCTTCATCTTTAAGACTTAAAACTTTTTGGCTTATAATATCAGGACTTAATTCTTCTACTGGTTCTTGTCCTTGAAGCTGACCTGTTTGAACAAGCATATTAATAAACTTTCTTTGAAGACTTTCTTCAATAAGTGATTTTTCAGCTTGTTGTTTAAGATTATCAAAGTTACTATTTTTAGTATATACTATTGGTTCAAAAGGTCTTTTTTTAAATTCTCTTAACGCTCTAAGAAATAAAGGGCTAATAATATCATAACGTCTTAATTTCTCAGGATATTTTTGAAATTGTTCTCCTACAAGATGATATGGATTTTGAATATGATTATATTCAGTTACATCCATAATACCAGCAGCTATTTTAAATAGCTTTTCTATTGCAATATCCTTAGATTGTCTAGCAAAACTAAACCCATTCCAGTACTTTAAACATTTAACTTTCCATTCTCTATCTTTCTTATGTTTAGAAATCTTTTGAGACGGATATACTTGTAGTAGATTCATTAGAATAATTGTAAGTCTTGTAAACTATTTCTTTGTGATTTACTTCTTTTACTTTCTTGATATTCAATTTCTCGAATATGATACATTCCTATCAACCAAGATGAAATTCTATCTGCATTTTTACCATATTCATATTTCTTAATTTCTTCAAGAAGTCCTCTATCATAAATTAAATCAATATTATATACAGTAACTCCATCCTCGTTTTGTCCTCTTGGTGTAACTAACCATTCTTGAAAATATTTTAATCCTTGTTTCTTTCTTCCTTCTGTCATATTCATACCAAAAGCTCTTTTCATTTTAGCTTTGGTAACAATATCTTCATTAAATCCTATTTCAAATTGGTCTGCTAAATACAATGTTAATTTTCTCCCTTTGCTATCTGTATGTTTTTTAGCATAACTTACTAGTTCCCCTACTTGGTCATTTTCTAATGCTACTTGTGCATTATAAAATTCAGCTAATAAAAATACATTTTTAGCAAATTCATCAGAACCATTAAAACCTTCTGGTCTTGCATTATACCACGCAGGACAAATATCTCCTTTATATCTTGTATATCTATTAGGTTGTTCATATACATATGCACTACCTATAGACCCACTTTCTGCTTCATCTTGTGTATAAGCATCTACATGAATTGTATATAAATCTGATGGAACAATTCCTCTTACTCTATAAGGTTCTTGAAATATAGTTATACAACCTTTTTTACTATTTCCGTCATTCTTAATAGGATATTGTTCAAATGGTATAACATCATCAGGAAAAAATTGTATATCTTTACCTATTTGTTTTAACCATCCATAACTACATATCTTCCTATCTATATTACTTTTTTTAAGTAATTCTAATCTATTAGCTGCTAATGCTCCTGGTAATATACTACCTGTTATTTTTCTAAAGGCATCAGAAGGTTTTCTTGGATATTCTGCTTTATGCTTATCAAGACGAGTTATATCTTCACCTTTTTGTAATTCAGCTTCTATTTTATCAAATTTCTGCTTTGCTACATCTTTAAGACTATTGCCATTTTCATCTTTATCCGTAATGTTAGTATAACAATTTGTAAAAAATGATATTGGTTTTTCAAATTCATCATAAGGATTATTACATTGAATTAATCTATAAGCAGCAGGGTCAGCCATTGCTTTTTCCATAAATTCAAAATTACCTCCTTTATCACCACCTGTACCAAATGCTCTACGCTGACCATAAATAACTCCATATTCATTTACAGATGCTTCTGTTACATTCCATACATCATCCATAGAAGGAAAAGAACCACTCTCTTCAAAAAGAATATCTCCACGTTTACCACGAGCTTTTCCAGGTTTAGCATCTATAATTAATCCAGATACCGTACTACTAAAACCTTCTGTAATAGTACCTCCTCCTACATTTTTCTTTAAACCAGTACTATATTCAAATTCACTTAATGATTCTTTATAAAATTGTTTACTAAGAAACCAACACTTACCTTGAATAAAACTTCTAATCTTATTAAACTTATCAAATATACCATCACCTATTAAATAAGGTTCTGTTTCAGCCATTATAAAAGTATTACTATCAGGTACTAAAAACTGATTATAATTAGCTTTAGCTCCTCCTTTCCAACTTGCCCCGACGCCTCTTGGTTTGAGCCAAAACACATCTAAACCTCCACTAAGATTATCTACTGTTTCTACTAAATCTAAACTACAAGGTCTGCATAATTCTTTGTACCGCTCTAGTTCTTTTCCTGTTTCTAAACCAAACCTTGCTATGTCACAAGCCCAAAAATATCTCCAATCTTCATCCCAAAAATCAGGAAAAGCAGATACACGTCTTCCTACTTTTCTACTATGTAAAGGATTATTCTTATGTATTCCAGGACTATTAATAACTGTTCTATCTATCTGAACTACATTAAGGTATAAAGAATGTTCTCCTGTTAATTTAGTATCTCCATGACTATCTCCATTTACAAATCTAGCTATCTGTTCCTTTGCAAAATCTTGCATATAATAAGGAAGTGCATCAAATGGAACAGGTATTTTAGTTTTACTATTAGGAGGATTTAATTCATTATATATTTCTCTATACTCATCATCATAAGGATAACATTCATGCTTCTCATAATAAATAGCTAAATCTCTAAAGTAATTAATTCCTGTAAACATATTTAAGCTGTCTGTCTCCTATAAAGATTTCTATTAGTTTCTAATTCAGAAACTTCTTTACCCATCTTTCTATTATCTTGTGCCAATTCAATTCGTAATTTCTTAATCTTAGCAAATGCTGTATCTAAACTGGTAATAAAAGTAAGAATACCATTAAAATCTGATTTAGCTTTTTCTATAAGTATATTTCTTTCAGCTAATTTTTCTTGGTCTAATTCTCTTATATCTTCTTGTAAGAATGTAAGAACTTTTACCGTATGAGTTTCTACTTCTTTAAATAAACTTAATTGAGTTTCTAAGTTACTTTCTAAAGTATCTAATAATCTTCTTTGTGTATTAGACGTATCTTCTTTAAAATAACCTATTGCTTCTTCTATAAGTTCATCAGGTTGCCAAGTTTTAGGAAGTCCTAATCTTTCTTTAATTTTATCATCTCTTTGCTTTCCTTTATAACCTTGATAATGTTTTTTACTAATTGTAAAATAAATATAAGCAATCTCTTTAGTTGCTACTTCTTTTACTCTTGTACTCTTACCATTCCTAGAAGTTACAAAACCATTATCTCTTGTATAAATCTTTTTAAGAAACTCAATATTTCTACAAGCAGGACTAAGTACAGGCATATCATCTACTAATTCAAACCAATCTTCTAATTCATCCATTACTTATAATTAGTTAGAAATAATATAATATACAACAATAGAATAAGAGTACCCATTAAATTAATTGTTATCAATGGTA